TACTGCCAATGCTACTGTTGTTAATGCTGTTTCTTATAATTCTGGATCAACACTAATTGCAAACAGCACTGGACCTTATGGTAAAACTGAAGGTAATCTGAACGTTAACAGTGCAGCCACATTGGCTACTTCTAGAAACATTAATGGTTCCGCCTTCAATGGTTCTGCTGCTATTACAACTGCTACATGGGGAACGGCAAGAACAATTACTATTGGCGCTACGAGTAGAACTGTTGATGGTTCTGGTAATTATTCATGGTCATTGGCAGAAATTGATACTCCATCTAGAACAGGTTCTGGCGCTTCTGGTACTTGGGGTATTAGTATTACTGGTAATGCTGGAACTGCAAATGGTTTAGAAACCACACAGTCTTCATTGGGTTATTCTGCATCCGCGCAAAACATAGATTTTAATAGTCAAGGCGGTCCTCAAGTAAGGAATCAGGGTAGTGGCGCAGCGATGATGTCTTTCCATCGCCCAGGCGCTTATGGTATTAACTTTGGTTTGGGCAACGACAACCAACTTCGTACTGGTGGTTGGTCTCGTGGTGGTAACTTTGTCGTTTTAGATTCAGGAAATTACAATTCATATGCTCCAACATTAACCGGCGGTAACGCTTCTGGTAATTGGAATATCAAATCAACAAACTATACTGATTATGGTGGCGCCAACCAAGACATCAGAACTTCTGCATCGCCTACATTTAATACTATTTATGCAACCGTTTTCCGTAATAGCGCTGACAATAATACAAGATTAGAAAACGGAGGGTTGATTTTAAGGGGCAGTTCTCCAACTATCTTTTTACGAGATACTGATCAAAACTCTGGATTTATACATTGTAACGCTAGTACATTTTATGTTCTTCGCGGTAGTAATGATTCAGAAGCTTGGTCTCAAGTAGGTGGCCAATGGCCATTCTATATCAATCTAACAAATAATGATGCAAATTTTGGTGCGGCGATTTCAGCAGTCGGTAACATTACTGCTTATGCTTCTGATAAACGTCTAAAAGAGAACATCAAAGAGATTCCAGATGCTATTGAGAAGATCAAAAAGATCAGAGGTGTTACATTTGATTGGAACGACCTTAGTGAACAGCAAGGATTCACTCCGGACAGAAAGTATGATGATGTTGGAGTTATTGCACAAGAGATACAAGAGGTTCTTCCTAATGTTGTAACACTAGCACCATTTGATATATGGAGCCCAGACCCTGGAGTAAATTATTCAGACAAAGAACTTACTGAAAAATCAGGAACATCTAAATCAGGCAATAATTATTTAACCGTTCAATACGAGAAAATTGTCCCTCTACTTATACAGGCAATTAAAGAACTGTCGAACGAAATAGAAGAATTGAAAAAATAATATTATTAGAAATGGATATATAATAAAAAATTATATATAAGTAGACGCTTCTAGCTTCTACGAATACGCAACTTTGATTCTAATGATAAATACGGGTAAATTGTATGACAAAATTAAGTATTACCTTTGAACACCGTAAAAAGGTAGCGAAAGAAAGATTAGAAGTTTGTAATGGTTGTGAAAAATATAATCATACAACTACACAGTGTCATGAGTGTGGGTGTGTTATGTTAATAAAAACTTTATTAGCAAGTTCTGTTTGTCCATTGAGTAAATGGAATGCAGACGAAACAGAAATAAAAGAAGAATGAGGAACAACATATGCCATTACCCGCTAGTGGACAAATATCTTTTTCGCAGATAGCTCAAATTGTTTATAATAACGCATCAACAAGCGTTTCTTTAAACGATCCAGATGTTAGATATCTTTTAGCTACTGCATCTGGTCAAATATCTATTAGTGCAGGTTATGGTAAACCAGTGGCGGCTAATTACAATTATACCACTCCGGGAACTTATACATTAATTGTTCCCGCATATCAATCATTTAGTGTTGATGTTAGAGGTGGTGGCCAAGGCGGTAATAGTGGAACTGGAACTAATACTAATGCATGTTGGTGTGGACAATTATGTTACTTTCCGTGTTGCGGAGGTCAGTCTGGTAGAAATACCGGAGGCGACGGTGGTGCTAGTACTTATGCATTTGGTGGCACAAATGTAGTAGGAGGAGCAGGAACCAGCGGAGGAGTCGGCGGCGGTAGTGGAGGAGGAACTACTACAGCAGGTGGCGGTGGTGCTGGAGGTAATGCTGGTGATGGTTGGGGATGTACTGGAACTAGTGGAACTGCAGGAAATGCTGGCGGAAGAACTACTAATTCATATACAAAAGGTGTTGCTGGTAGTCCTGCATACGGTTACAGTTCTACAGTAACAGTAGGCGTAGCAGGAGCAGCTGTTTGCGATAGCGCAGGGGCAGGATGTTCTGGAGCCGGAGGCGACGGCGCAATTTATATAAGTGTATCGTAATCATAATTGGAGAGAAATATGTCGGACAATCAAATATATTATTTAAAAATTGGTAAAAATGGTAAACCAGAATCTCATCCTATCGTTAAAGAAAATATGATGGATATCTTTGATAATTTTGATCCAGATAACCCTCCAGAAGGATTTGTTAAATTTATTAAAACACCACAACCTATATTAACTCATCTCGAAAAATATGATTATCTCGATTATGCATACAGCCCAGAACTATCTGAAAAATATGGATCGCCTGTTTGGCACGAAATACATCATATTAAGAAGATCAGTAAGGATGATATAATTAATGAATTTAAGAAACATCAACCAGAATGCGAAAATTGGATATTTGATGATAAAACACAAACTTTGATTCCTCCTATTCCAAAACCCAACGATGGTAAAAATTATCTTTGGAATATACAATTTAATAAATGGACAGAAGCGGACCCAGATATAGATCCAAAACAGTTAATTGAGTTTGCTAAAGAATTAGGATATGATTTAACAGTCGGCCAAGACGCTTCAACACTTAATGATGATATAGTAAGTAATATCATGGAGCAACTAAAAAGTAAAAATAAATGACTCCACCTTACAGATTATTAGGAAATATAGATGTTTCTGATACTATAAAAAAACTTGACGAAGTAAATTGGAGTGAATTAAAAGTAAAAACCCCAGTTACTAACCAGGATAAAGATCCTGTTGAAATGATTATTCTTTTTAGTCTTCCTGATAAAGAAAATCTTATACTTCAAAAATTAATTAGAAAAGAAAATTTATTAAATCTTTTTAGTAAAGAAATAAAAGAAGTACATGATATTGTAAAACAATATTATCCAAATTTAGAACCTAAAAGAATAGTTCTAAATAAGTTTCTTGCTCGCAAAATAATTACTGAACATGTTGATTACAAATATCACTATGAAAATACTGTTAGAACACATATTCCTATTATTACAAATGATAGATGTTTATTTGGTTTTTCAAATACTACAATACAAATGGAAACAGGTACTGTTTATGAATTTAATAATAATATTCCTCATGCCGCAGTAAATGATGCAGATAAAGATAGAATACATCTTATTATAGATTGGGGAAATATCCATGATCCATACTGGGGCGAAGATCATTATGATAAATTAAAAGAACATACAGTTAATCAATTTAATAACTTTATATGTGGTTATTATGTTGATACTGATATATGCGATGAATTAATAGATTTTTTCAACAATTCAAAAGAGGTTAAACAGGGTAGAGTTACTGGACCTGATAATACTACAATGGTTGATAAAACTATGAAAGATAGTAGAGATTGTAGTTTTATTGGAGACCAGGATCTATGTAATAAATATGCTAAAGTCTTACAAGAATGTTTAAATTTATATAGAGAAAAATATATTTATTGTGATACTACAACTTCCTGGAGTATTAGAGAAACACCGAATGTGCAATACTATCCTCCTGGAGGGGGATATTTTTATTATCATTGCGAAAGACCCTCGGGACAACATCCTTATGTAACTAGACACTTGGTCTTTATGACTTATTTAAATGATGTTACTGATGCTGGAGAAACTGAATTTTTTTATCAAAAAATAAAAATTAAACCAGAAAAAGGACTTACTCTTATTTGGCCAGCTGATTGGACTTTTACTCATAGAGGAGTTATGAGTCCTACACAAGAAAAATATATTGTAACAGGGTGGCTAAACTTTGATTAAAAAACAATGAATAAATAATAAAATAAAAAGGGTTAAAGGATGCCAGTACCATCAACAAGAGCAGAGTTTATTGAAAATTGCCTAAGAAGATTAGGTAAGCCAGTAGTAGAAATTAACGTTGACGAGGATCAAGTAAACGATCGTATCGACGAGGCTCTACGTTATTTTTGGGATTATCATTTTGATGGTTCTGAAAAGACCTATTATAAGAGACAAATAGATGCAACTGATATTGCCAACAAATATATTACTCTACCAGAGAATATAATCGGAGCAGTAAATATCTTCCCTCTTGGTTCTGCTCTTGGTTTGAATAACCTATTTAATATCCGTTATCAAATTGCACTAAATGATCTTTACACTTTAACATCTGTTTCTATGGTACCATATTATATGGCTATGAATCATGTTCAATTCCTTGAACAGATGCTAGTTGGTCAACAACCATTGAGATACAATAGACACATTAATAGACTTTATATCGATATGTCTTGGGATCAAATTGCTGTTGGTAATTATCTAATTGTCGAAGCGTATCAAATTGTAGATCCGGACGTTTACACTGATGCTTGGGGAGATAGATGGTTAGGTAGATATGCATCTTGTCTGATTAAACAACAGTGGGGTCAAAATCTTAAAAAGTTTGAAGGCATGAAAATGCCAGGAGGGTTGACGTTTAACGGTCAGAAAATTTATGATGAAGCCACTCAAGAAAGAGAAGTTCTTGAAAGAGAAATGATCTTCACATACTCTCTACCTTGTACGGATCTTATCGGCTGATAATATACACCTAAAGATTATGTTTATATAAATATAAGTCGAATTATATGATTAAAGGATTCGACTAATGAATTATCGTAAAATATATGAAAATAATAAAGGTAAAATACCAAAAGGGTATGAAATTCACCATATAGATGGAAATAGAAATAATAATGATATTTCTAATTTAATTAGTATTTCTATTCAAGAACATTACGATATACATAAAAAACAAGGAGACTGGGGCGCTTGTAGAAAAATATTAAAGAGGATGAATATGTCGGAAGAAGAAAAGAGCAAATTATCCTCCGAATTTTCTACACGTTTTTGGAAAAATTTATCCGAAGAAGAACGTATTTGTATTGGTAAAAGTATTTCAGAATCTTTAAAAGGAAAACCAAAAACTGGTAAAGCTGCAAAAGGTCATAAAAAAACAGAAGAAAGAAACAAAAAAGCATCAAATTCAATTAAAATTATTTTAGCCAATAATCCAGATAAAACCACTAAAGGTAAATTTTGGTGGAATAATGGAACTATAAATACGAGAAGTAAAGAATCTCCAGGTCCAGAATGGGTTAAAGGTAAATTGCCACATAACAAATCATATAATTCAGATAAAATGAAAGAGATCTGGTCTTTAAGAAAGGCTGGCAAACTACCTATGCCAGACTATGGTAAGTAATGGCCACCAATTTTTTCTTCAATAATTTTCAAGCATCTCAGGAGCAGCTGCTTCTTGAGAATTTGATTGTTGAATCAATAAAAATATACGGCCACGATATATACTACGTTCCACGTAAATTTAATAATTACGATGACGTTTATGGAGCAGACGATCAATCTTCATATGAAGTAGCATATCCAATAGAAATGTATATTAAATCTATTGATGGATTCAGCGGAGACCAAGAATTTCTTTCTAAATTCGGAGTCGAAATTCGTAACCAAATTGTTTTCTCGGTATCACGTAGAATTTTTAATGATGAAGTTGGCGAATTCACAACTCAAGTAAGACCGAACGAAGGAGACTTGATTTGGTTTCCATTAAATCAAAGAGCGTTTCAAATAAAATATGTAAACAAATATGAGATGTTCTATCAGCTTGGAGCTTTACAAACATGGGAAATGACTTGTGAAGTATTCGAATATTCGGGAGAGCTTATTAATACTGGTATACCTGAAATAGATGCTATTCAGAAAAAATATGATACTAATATTCTTGATTGGACTATTGATACTGAATATTCTTCTAAAGCTCCTATCTTAACCGAAGACGGCGATTATATTGTTTTAGAAAATTCTTCGTTAAACGATCTTATTCCAGCTTCTGATAACGAACAAATACAAGAAGAATCTGATTTATTTGTTGATTTCAGTTCTTTAGATCCATTTAGCGAAGGTAACATTTAATGTTTGGTTCACCGTTTTATTTTGGTCTTATAAGAAAATATGTGATTCTTATGGGAACTTTGCTTAATCAGATTCGTATCACAAGAACAAACAGTTCAGGAGATGTTACTGCTCTTTTGAAAGTGCCAATCACATATGCTCCAAAAGATAAAATGTTGGCTCGCATCACACAAGATCCTGGCTTAGACGCTCAAACTGCCGTAGCACCATTACCTATGATTTCGTTTGAAATGGGTAAAATGAATTATGATGGTTCTAGAAAATTAAATACTATTGGTAAAGTTTCTGTTAAAGATTCTACTGATGCCGATAAATTTAAATATCAATATAATCCTGTTCCATATAACATAGATTTTAAAGTATATGTATATGCTAAAAACGCCGAAGATGGAACTAAAATTATTGAACAAATACTTCCTTATTTTACTCCAGATTGGACAACCACATGTAACTTAATACCAGAAGTTAATGTTACTATGGACATACCAATCATCCTAAATAATATTAGTTATTCTGATACTTATGATGGAGCTTATTCTGAAAGAAGAGCTATAATTTGGCAGTTAGATTTTGTATTAAAGGGTTATCTATATGGCCCTATCAAAACTTCTGGCATAATTAAATTTGTTAAAACGAATTTCTATATCCCAACTACAAATACAGCTGTTCAAGGTCGTGGTATTACTCCTCTTGCAGAAAGAATAACTGTTCAGCCTGGATTAGATGCTAATGGTGATCCTATAAATTATTATGGAGGACCAAACGCTAATACAGGAACTGTTCCTTATATTGAAATTAATTCCGATGACGACTATGGATTTATTACACAAATATACCAAACTGATGAGATAGAATGACAGAAAAAGATGATGAAACTGGTAAAAATATTACCACGTTAAAATATGAAAATCAAATTGATAATTTAATAGCTAAAGCTCATGATGATTCTGCCAGAAATGATTTTGAGGCAGCAAGAGCTAATCTTTATGAAGTTATCCAAACAGGTCAAGAAGCAATTGATAAGCTATCGGAAATAGCTAGTCAATCCCAGCACCCACGTGCATTCGAAGTTCTTGCCAAACTTATGGATACAATGGTAAATACTAATAAAGAACTATTAGAGCTTCAAATCAAGATCCGCGATATTGACGCTAAAGATACTCCAATAAACGAAAAAGCTCAAACTATCAATAATAATTTATTTGTTGGCTCCACTGCAGAACTACAAAAAGTTCTTAAAGAAATGAAATCTAATGAATGATTTGACTGGTGGTTATAAGGGTAATATTCTTCTAAAGAAAACTAATCAAAACATTGAATGGACTGAAGATTTAGTCCAAGAATATGTCAAATGTCAACAAGACCCCATATATTTTACTGAAAATTATATGAAGATTATCTCTATCAACGAGGGTCTTACAAGTTTTCATATGTATGAATATCAGAAGGACATGGTTAAATCTTTCAAAGATAATCGTTACACAATCGTTACCACTGCTCGTCAGGCGGGTAAATCAACTACCACCTGCGCTTTCATTCTTTGGTATATCATATTTCATCCTGACAAAACGGTCGCCCTACTAGCCAACAAGGGCGATACGGCTCGAGAAATTCTTGGACGTGTTCAGCTTGCTTACCAGCATTTACCTAAATGGCTTCAACAGGGCGTTGTTGAATGGAATAAAGGTTCGTTCGTTCTTGAAAACAACAGTCGTGTCCTAGCTGCTGCAACTTCAGCTTCTGCCATTCGTGGTTATACCATCAACCTACTGTTTATTGATGAGGCAGCGTTCATTGAAAACTGGGACGAGTTTTTCACATCAGTTTATCCTACTATTTCATCAGGGTTTGACTCAAAAATTATTCTGGTTTCTACACCAAACGGTCTAAATCATTTCCATGCTACTTGGGCTAATGCTGAACAGGGAACTAATGGTTACCATCCAATATTAGTTCATTGGACCAGCGTTCCAGGCAGAGATGAAAATTGGAAAAAAGATACGTTATCTGGTATGAACTTTGACCTAGAGAAGTTCGATCAAGAATATAATTGTGAATTCTTAGGCTCTTCAGGAACTCTTATTGCTGGTTGGAAACTGAAAGAGCTTGTTGCTAAAGCGCCTGTCTTACAAAAAGAAGGTCTAACTCAATTTTTTCAACCAGAACCGAATCGCGTTTATATGATGGTATGCGACGTTTCTCGTGGTAAAGGTTTGGACTATTCGGCGTTCCAGTTGGTGGACGTTACATCGATGCCATACCAACAAGCTGCTGTCTACCGAAACAATAACATCACTCCAGTCGATTACGCAGACGTTATCCATAGAGTGGCCAAAGCATATAATAACGCTTCAGTTCTAGTGGAGGTAAACGATATTGGTGAACAAGTTTCGCACTCTTTACACTACGATTTTGGATATGAACACGTCTTATTTACTGAGAATGCAGGTAGATCGGGTAAAAGGATTACTGCTGGTTTTGGTGGCAGCAATGTTGATAAAGGCATCAGAACTACTAAGATAGTTAAATCTGTTGGATGTTCCATTTTAAAATTATTAATAGAACAAAATCAATTTATCATAAACGAAATTAATACTATCAGCGAATTAGGAACCTTTTCTAAGAAAGGGATTTCATACGAAGCCGAACCTGGAAAACATGACGACTTGGTCATGTGTCTAGTGCTTTTTGCTTGGTTGTCAGATCAGCAATATTTTAAAGATTATACAAATATTAATACTCTTAATTCTTTAAGAGATAAAACCGAAGATGATATGGAACAGGATATGGCTCCTTTTGGGTTTGTAGAAAGCGGTAGAGAAGATTTTTTTGAAGATGAATATGAAAAATATGTTCCGGACAGTTGGATGTGGGATATCCCTAGGGATTTCTAAAATAGTCCATTTTATAAATACAAAAAACAAATATACGAATGTTCTCATAAAAAGGAGAAAATAAAAATGGCTTTTCAGTTATCACCTGGGGTAAACGTATCTGAGATCGACCTTACAACAGTCGTTCCATCAGTTGCCACAACTGATGGCGCCTTTGCTGGCGTTTTTCGTTGGGGTCCAATCGGAGAAAGAGTATTAATAGACTCCGAAAACATATTAGTTTCGAGATTTGGTAAACCAACCAATTTCAATGGAGAAACTTTTTTCACAGCTGCAAATTTCTTATCATACACAAACCGTCTTTGGGTTTCTCGTGCTGCAGACGTTACTGGAGCAACTCCAGTAGTTTCTGGTAACACCAGCGGAGCCAATAATATCGTTTTGATTACCGATACATCAAGTATTTTAGTTGGAATGTACCTCACACAGTGTTCAAATTCTAATATTACTTTCGGTAATAGCTCAGTTAATACTTCTGTATTATCTACAATTTCTGTGCTTTCTAAAAACTCTTCTTCTGTTACTCTTACAAGTAATGTAACAGCCACTCAAAATGCTGTGAGTTTTTATTTCGCTCATCCTTCTTCAGCTTATACATCTGTGGCTCTAGAACCAGGTTCCGCCGCTCCTGGCGCCACTGGTTTTGTAGCCAATCTTGTAAATCAAGTTGTTAAAAATGACAACGATTATACTAATAAAGATGGAAATTTTGATGCAGATGTAGTTTATGTTGCAAGATTCCCAGGAGATATGGGTAATTCTTTAAGAATTGGAATCTGCGATACTTCAGACAGTTTCAATTCAAGCGTTGCACTTGAAGGAGCCAATGTTGCTGGTAGTGTTGTAACTGCTAATGCTCGTATGGAATTCCGTCTTGGTTCAAATGTTGCAACAATCAAGTTTGCTGGTACTCTTGAAGGTACTTCAAATGCTGCCGCAACAGCTGTTGCTTCTAAACTCGCTAACGGCGATCAAGTTCTCGCTGGAAATAGCTCAATCAATCAACAGTATTTAATGGTTAAGTCTGTTTCTGTTGGAAGTAATGCAAGTTTCATTAACACTTCGACTATTGGTTTTAGTGGTTTAAATGTAGCTAATACATCTAATTTTATCACTATTGCGAGTAACCCTTACTCAAATGGTGATATTGTTAACTATTCTAATACAGCAGGTAATAATGAAATTAGTGGTCTAACACAGGGTATTAACTACCATGTTGTAGAAGCCAATTCATCTGGATTAAAATTATCTCTAACTCCTTTTGGTTCAGAGATCGATTTAACTACTACTTCTGGTGCAAATTCTACTCTAGTTGCAAACACTACAGTAGTTAAAATTAATCTTGAAGATGCATATAGATTAAGAACTAATTATGTAACTGACTCGCTTAACCGTTATTGGGAGTTCTTTAATGTAGTTGATGTTGCTCCTGGACAGTCAGATTATGTTCTGGCTAATGGTAATACTTCAGCTAACGACGAACTTCATGTCGTGGTTGTCGATGATGGCGGTAAATTTACTGGAACTCCAGGAACAATTCTTGAAGTTTACAAAGGATTATCCCGTGCTTCAGACGCTAAGAACAACGATGGAACTGGTAATTACTATAAAGACGTAATCAATCAGAATTCTAATGTCATTCGTTGGGCTAACGATCGTAGCAGCGCTCCTTCTAACAATGCTTTAAATGTTGTTTCTTCAACAGCTACTGCTCCTGCAAATATTACGTTTAGATACGGCGCTGATGGTCTTAATGAATCAACTGCCACAATCGGTATTCTGGGCGCAGCATATGACTTATTCCAGTCAGCCGAAGATATCGATATTTCTTTGGTAATTCAAGGAAAACCAGTTGGTGGTACTACTTCTGTTGGCGGTAGAACTGTCTCCGGATTCCAATTAGCTAATTACTTAATTGATAATATCGCAGAAACTAGAAGAGATTGCGTTGTTCTAGTATCACCAGAAAGATCAACTGTTCTTAATAACGTTGGTGATGAAGCTGTGGATTTAAAGGCATGGAGAGGCGCTCTAAACAGTTCTTCTTATGCTATTATGGATTCAGGTTATAAGTATCAGTATGACCGTTATAACGATGTTTATCGTTGGGTTCCACTAAATGGTGATATTGCTGGTATCTGTGCAAGAACAGACACTACTAATGACGCTTGGTGGTCGCCAGCTGGTTTCAACCGTGGTCATATCAAGAACCTCGTAAAACTTGCATTTAATCCACGTAAGGCTGAACGCGATGTTCTCTATAGCAACGGCGTAAACCCTGTTGTAACATTCCCAGGTCAGGGAACTGTTCTTTATGGAGATAAAACTCTTCAGGATAAACCATCTGCGTTTGATCGTATTAATGTTCGTAGATTGTTTATTGTTCTTGAAAAGGCAATCGCAACAGCTTCTAAATATCAGTTATTTGAATTCAATGATGCTTTCACTAGAGCTCAGTTTAGAAACCTTGTAACTCCATATCTACGTACCATCAAAGGTCGTCGTGGTATTACAGATTTCTATGTTGTTTGCGACGATACAAATAACACTCCGCAAATTATTGATACTAATCAATTTGTTGGAGACATCTATATTAAACCTGCTAGAAGCATTAACTTTATCCAGCTTAACTTCGTTGCTGTGCCAACAGGTGTTCAGTTCTCTGAAGTTATTGGTAAGTTTTAATAAATAGATAAAATATTCTAGGAGTAAAATAGATGGCTTTTAATATTAACTCTTTTAAAGTAAATGGACTACCTTGGGGGGGCGCTCGCCCCTCCCTCTTCCAAGTCCAAATAACACCACCGCCTACTCTACCATTGAATCCAGAAGCATTCAGAAAACTGATATTCACTTGTAGAGCAGCAGAACTTCCAGAGTCAACAATTTCTCAGATTGAAGTTCCATATTTCGGTCGTAGAATTAAGTTGGCTGGCGAAAGATCTTTTGCTGATTGGTCAATCACAGTAATGAATGATGAAGATTTTTCTGTACGTTCAATGTTTGAAGCATGGCAGAATGCTATCAATACAATGCAGACTAATATTCGTTTACCAGAAGCTGCTTTTGAGTCATACAAAGCATTCGCTGTTGACGTTACACAGTTTGCAAAAGACGGCGAAATTCTTCGTGTTTATCAGCTAATTGGTGCATTCCCAACTCAGATTAGTGGTATTACACTAGGATGGGATTCTCAGAATGCTATCGAAGAATTTACTGTCAATTTTGCTTACGATTATTGGCTACCATTAGTTGAAGATGCTTCTATCAAAACAGCTGGTAAAGTAACTCCATTCCTTGGACAGACAGATATTGGACCAATAATCTAAATAAGATAAACTATGTGAAAGGAGGGAGCAAAACTCCCTCCAATATTTGGAGAAATAAATGGCATATACCTATCTTATCGGCTGGAGTAAATTTAATAAATTTTATTACGGAGTTCGATTTAGTAAGAACTGTCGTCCAGAAGATTTATGGGTTACATATTTTACTTCTTCAAAACATGTAAAAACTTTCGCTGATCTATACGGCGATCCGGATATCATTCAAATAAGAAAAACTTTTGAAGATGAAAATAAAGCTCGTCTTTGGGAAGAAAAAGTTTTAAAGAAAATGAAAGTTGTAAAAAATGATAAATGGATTAATAAAACCGATAACATATCAATCGATTCAGAATGTGCACTAAAAGGCACTTTAACTCATATTGGAAAAAAACGTTCTGAAAAAACAAAACAAAAATTACGTGGTCCAAAATCAGAACAACATAAATTGAATATGAAAATCGCTCGTAAAAAATTATTCGAAAGTGGTTACAAAAATCCAAATCCAGCTTTGAGGGAAGACGTTAAAAAGAAAATGTCTGAAATTAAAAAAGTTTCACAAAAAGGCGAATTGAATAATATGTATGGTAAAAACGTTTATAATAATGGTCTAATAAACAGAGCTTTTAATCCTAATGAAGTTCCAGAAGGTTGGGTGAAAGGGAGACATAGATAATGGATTTATTCGGTTTCGAATTTAGAAAAAAAATACCAGATCCAGAGCTACCATCTTTCGCTCCGCAAAAGGATTCGGACGATGGGGCTGTTGTCGTATCAGCAGGAGGTTCTTTTGGAACTTATGTTGATCTCGATGGAACAGTCAGATCAGAAGCCGAATTGGTTACAAAATATCGCGAGATGTCTCTTCAACCAGAATGCGATGCTGCTATTGATGAAATAGTTAATGAATCAATAGCTATTGACGAAGAACATCTTGTTCAAATTAATTTAGAAGATTTAAAAATCAACGAATCAATTAAAAAAGCTATTCGTGAAGAATTTTTAAACTGTTTAAATATTTTAGAGTTTAACAAATATGCTTACGAAATTTATAGACGCTGGTATATTGATGGTCGTTTATATTATCATGTTATAATTGACGAAAACAATCCAGCGGCTGGTATCAAAGAAGTAAGATATGTTGATCCACGTAAGATCCGTAAAGTAAGAGAAGTTCAAAAGAAAAGAATACAAGCTAATTCTCCGGATGGTGGTATTGTTACTAAAACAGTAAACGAATATTTTATTTTTAATGATAAAGGGTTTAACTTTGGTAATAAAGCAGTTGGTCCTTCAACCACAGGATTAAAAATTGCTAAAGATTCTGTTCTGCACGTTGTATCGGGTCTTACTGACAACCAAGGAACTATGGTTCTTTCTTATTTACATAAAGCTATTAAACCACTTAATCAATTAAGAACAT